AAATAAAAAATTATTAGAAAAAGATTATTTTACAACTTAAAAATTAGAAATATATAATACATATATATATATATATGGAATTGGCAATACCGTTTATAGTATTGAGTGGATTGTATCATATTAAAAAAAATAAGAATATAATGAATAAACAACAATGTGAAAGTTATATTAACAAACATAATTTATTAAATCAAAGCACTTCCGTTGTTGATAATTTAGATGTAAATGACATTAATCGTTATGAAAATCCAAATAACGACTTTACAGATAAATATTATTCAAATAAAAATACGGAGTCCGTTTCCTATGATATTAAAAGTATGACTGGAAACAATGTAAACTCTACCGAATTTAATCATAATAATATGATGCCTTATTTTGGAAAATCAAAATTAAACGGAAATTCATTTATGGAAAATGCACCAACTGATTCAATATTAGATAGCATGCAAGGCAGTAACTCGTATTCGCAAGATAAGGAAGAAATGGCGCCACTTTTTAAACCAGAAGATAATATTCAGTGGGCTCATGGTTCTCCAAATCAAACAGATTTTATGAGAAATAGACAGAATGTAAGCATGGGAGCAAACAATATTAATCCATGGAAAGAAAACGTACAAATAACGCCAGGATTAAACAATAATTACAATGATAATTCTAATTTAGGTTATAATGCAGGTATTGAATCACGTAATTCATGGATTCCTAAAACCGTAGATGAGTTACGCGTTGACTCTAATCCAAAATTGTCGTATGAATTAAGTGGTAGAGAAGGTCCTGCACAAAGTAATATACAAGAAAGAGGTGTTCACGGTAAATTTGAAAAATATTTACCTGACAAATTCTATGTAAATGATCCAAGTAGGTATTTAACAACAACTGGTTTACAAAAAGCGCCAACTGTGAGATCTCTTCACAATAATAGAAATGTGAGCAGAGCAGTAAGCGTTGAATATACAGGTGCACCCAATATGGTAGTAGATTCAAGTAAGGCAGAATCAAATTATCGTGTTGGAAATAAAGCATTTAAACAACTTTCTGGTCCGTGTATGGGAATTGCTCAAACAAATGGCGGTGGATATGTCATTTCAGAAGACGGTACGTTAATTCCAAATAATAATAGAACGACAACTCTTTCAAATGAAAGAAATGGATTAGTAAGTGGTGTTGTTAGCAATGTTGCGGCACCTTTAATGGATATATTAAAACCTACTAGAAAAGAGGACCTAGTTAATTCGGTTAGGGTCAATGGACAAGCAGGTCCTGGAAGCCACGTTTCATCTAATCGGTTCTTTGATCCAAAAGATAAAGTAAAAACAACTACAAAAGAAACCACGCAATACAGTCCTTTCAATTACGGTTCTCATTCAGCCAATTACAACCCGCAAGGTGCTTACGAAACTACACAACAACAATGTGGTTCAAATCAAAGAGATACTACAAATGTAAATTATACGGGTAATGCTAATAACGCAACGCAATTACAAAATTATGAATCTAATTATAATCAAACAAGTAACAGCAATCGTTCAAATACTATGGCTATGAACCACGGGAATACAAATATGTTTAATAATAATATTAATCAAAGTGCTAATAATAGTAAATCATCAATGAGCGTACAGTATACACCAAATGTGAATGGAAATTTAACTAGTTCAATACCTTCAACACAAACCTATGGTAAATTACATGTATCACCATATGAAAATAAGGCATCTAATAATATTGATGGAAACATATTAAACGCATTTAAAAATAACCCCTACACGCATAGTTTAGCAAGTGTAGCTTAAAATTAATTTATGTTAAGTATTTAAATTTAAAATTAATTGTATAATACTTAATATGAATATTCATGAATCAATAAATAATAAATTAATTGGGTTTATAAAAAGTAATGATGTGCCAAATATTTTAATTAACGGACCATCTGGTTCGGGAAAAAAATATTTAGTAAATAATTTTATAAAAATTATTTACAATAATGATCGTCTGATGATAGATACATACGTTTTAAATGTTAATTGTGCGTTATTCGGTGGCATAAAATTTATAAGAGAAGACATTAAATATTTTTGTAAAACTAACATAAAAAATAAATTTAAAATTGTGATTCTTGCCAATGCACACGAATTGACGACAGATGCGCAATCAGCTTTAAGACGTTGTATTGAGATATTTAATTTTAATACAAGATTTATAATGATAACCACAAATAAAAGAAAAATTCTAAAACCTATATTATCACGTTTTTGTGAAATTAATGTACCCCTTCCTATCATTAAAAATAAACAAATAAATTTACATAATTATTTGATTGAAAACAATATTGCAAAAGAACGTGAAGATTGGTTAAAAAAGTATTTAAAAAAAATTACGTTAAATGAACTGGATGAAAATGTAGAAAAATTATATAATAAAGCATATAGTGCAACAGATATTGTTAATTTATTAAAAAAAAAAAATATAGAATACGATGATAAATCTAACACAAACGATTTATTAATGAGTTTTACAAAGATAAAAAGAGAATTAAGAAGTGAGAAAATGCTTATGTATTTTGTTTTATATTTCATATATTTCCGTTCAAATCATAATTTAGAAAATATTATATTTATTTAATGGACGATTACAATATAACAGCATTAAATAATTCACAACACGAATGGGCTATTAAGTTATTGAATGTTTTAACGCCATATGTAAATGAAGGTGTATATTCAATATATAACGAAGCAATAAAGATTTGCAATGATAATAAAGAAAATGATAAGTATTTAATGACATTTCAGAATCTTTTAAGCAGAATTCCTAAATGGAATAACAGTATTATAGAAACTGAAACAAAAAGAATAGTAGACAAAAGTAAATGTGTCTATTTAGAAGATCTTATTTCTTGCGTTCATATTTCACATTTAAAAATTTTAACATCGGTACGTGTAAGTAAAACACAGAAAAAAATAAATATAGATGTACCTGATTTAAAGAATTTTATACACAAAGTTTATACACATTGTGGGCGTAAATTATATACTGTAATATATTTATTTGAAAGAAACTTGGAGCCTTTAATACAACAAAAAAATAAGAAAGAGATAGAAGAGCATATAAATAATTCAATATTAAACGCAATCAGAGAAAGTATACCGGTTGAAGAGATATTGAAAGAATATATGGATGAATCAACTGATTTAATAGCAACCGTAAATAAGGAAGTTTTAGTTGAAGAAGAAAAACCGGTAGAAAGCGTGAGCGGTGAAAATCTTTTAATATCGGAATCAAAAGAATCTGTAATAGCTTCAAACGAACCTATAATAGAACCAAAAACGACACAAGCGATAGTGTCAGTTTCTAAAACACCTTCATCTGACGACTATAAAATACCTGTTGTAGAGAAACAATCAGTTATAGAAGTAAAAGAACCAATAAAGTCAGAAAGCGAAGATAATCTCACGTTAAAGTTTTCTGAAATAGACAAATCTATTACTGTTGATAACATTGAAAAAGATATACCCGCACCAAAAGATATTAAAACATTAGAAAAAATAAGCGAAGTTAATAATCTCAAAAGAAAGGAAGAGGAAGAGGAAGAAGAAAACGATAAAATAGTTATTAGCAATGAAAAAATAAATTTATCTCCTTTAGACATAAATAACGTTACAGAACCATTAAATACAAATGATCTACTATCGGATATGATTGAAGTATTAGTATAATTTATTATAATTTAGTTTTGTTGCGCAACTTTATAATTATTATAATTTAAGCATTATTTAATGGAAGTAATGTTAATTACGTCTACGGTTATAACCGCGTTATTTCTTCTAATAACATTAGCAGAAGCTAAATGCGTAAAAAAAACTAGTATTTCGAAAGATGCGATCAAAGAAGTTGTATTGGTTTATGTATGTAGTTTAGCAGGATTAGTATTAATTGATAAACTCAATATTTTTAAATTGAAAAAAAAGTCTGACACAACAAAAGTATTCACAGAAGCACCAGAATTTTAATGGTCATGTGTTTACAAATCAATATAATACTTTATTATTAATACTTACTTAAAAGTGAGTCATTATTAATTTTATTTGGACAACAATTCACCGGTGGTCAATGAAAGCATACATTATTGGGATACATGCTTACGCCAATTATGACACAAACACCGCATTGTAAAATTCTTCTTTCTGCACACAAATATTCACTCGAGGCATTTGATTCAATATCAAAACTTTTTATAATTTGGTTATTGGTAATTGTCCATAGTTTTGCGGTTAAAGAATAAATTGAATTTATTTAAATATAAGTTATTTAAATAAATCACATAAAATGGAAATGGTTTTAGAGCCTGAAATATATACTCCATCCGTAGATGATAATGGAACATATATTAATCATTTACCATCAAAAGAAATTGTAAGATTAGGAGTTAGGTGTCCTTGTGGAAGTAGAAAAAACATGATTTTTAAGAATACATCAAATCTAAATAAACATTTTGATTGTGAAAAGCATAAATTATGGTTAAAAAACTTGAATCTCAATAAATTAAACCACTATAATGAATTAATTAAAACAAAAGAAATAATAGACCAACAAAAAGAACAATTAATCAAATTAAAACAAGAAATACAAGAAAAGAATACTATTATTATAAATCAAGCAAAACAATTAGTGGAACAAAATATGAACCAAAATGTGACAACGGTTAATTTATTAGAGTTGGATGATTAGACCATTGGAGGTATAGAATCAATATCAACAACCTTAACATTTTTTTTAACACTTTTTTTAGAAACATTGTATTTTTTAAAAATCTCGTCTTCTAATTGTGTTTTTGGTACAAGATTGTGCACGGTTCTTGCAATCATCTTATAAAGTTTGAATTCCGGATAACGTTCATCGCCATTTTTTTTATAAAGAATATTTCTACCCTTATCGTCAGTGCACCATTTTTTTATGATCTGTTTAACTGGATTATATAGTTCATTATTATTTTTATTTTGTTTGCCTTTATTTTGTTCTTTATCATCATCATCATCAACCAGGTTATCATATAGTGAACAAGCTAACCTACATAAATCAAAACTATAATTCGGTTCTAAACGGGGTTTTTTATCATTTAAATAAGGTTCGCAATTATATTGAGTAGCCGCATCACCGTTCATACTAAAACTATCACTGCAGTGAAGATTTCCATTATATTTATAAATAGCTCTACCAAAATCTATAATCTTATAAATACGATTGTATGTTGGAACTTTATAATATTTATTTTCAAAACAATAATACAAGTATTGTTTTTCTGTAGGGACGTACATAATATTATTTGTATGTAAATCGTTATGTGTTAGGTTAAACGCTTTTTGATAGCCTATCAATGTCATAATAATTTGCATAAATGCTGAAATTATTTCAGCATATGATAAGTCGTTTTCTATTAATTCATCAAATGTCGTATTACATGCTTCCAATGCGATTACATTAACAGGGAACTTTTTAATTAATATGTTGTATGATTCATCATTTCCTTCATCGTCGGTGTCATCTTCATCGCTATCATCATCATCATCATCATCATCATCATCTTCGCCGTCAGTTACAGAAGATCTAGAAGAACATGTAGACGAACTCTTAGTTGATTTATGATTTTTGTTTATTTCTTCTAATGTTAATAAATTAGATTCCCCGACTATTTCATTAGGATTTACTTCTTTTAGGTTATCTAATGTATCAATATCTATTATAGAACCCAATTCTATTAATTCAGAATTATTATCGTTTATTTTAAGTTTAGTTTTATTTTTTGTAGAGTCATTGTTTATCATTTCATTTAAATCATCTGATATAGTAAACAAGTGATCTTTACTTTTTTTAAAGAATGATGATTTATGTACATAATCTATATCATCTTCAGAATTAAAAATATAGTTTTCCTTAATTGCAAGAAATCCACCATAGTAATCTATGCCATGGACGAATCCGTATTCATGTAGTAATCTACTACTTAAATATGAGAAATAGTTATCAATATATGCCGAATTATTGACATCTAGTAATTTTTCATTGCAAGTTGTATCGTTCAATGGAAGAGTTTCGATGTTGCAATCATTATATTTTCCAATTAAATATTTAACAGGGTCCATTAAAGGTGCAAATTTAAAAAAAACCTCAACTTTCTTAGTATTATTATTAATATCTGATACAGTACATTGACATCTTCTATCTTGCATTTTGTTATGAATGTTTGATAACTCCCATTTATTATTTAAATTTATTGTATTTTTGTTATTTTCATTTAATGAAAATAATGTATCATAAATAGGTATATAATTCTGTGGATTTTCTAGACCTAGGTTCTCTTCCAAAAAAGGAAAGATCAAATTTTTATTTTTACGATAATAAACAGGTTCCATATTTAATCAAATATATAATTATCTTAATATTTAAACTTAAAATAATTATTAATACGCTTTTTTCAAATCTTTTTTTTCTCTAATATAGAAAGTATGACTTTAGAATTAAAAAAATTTGATATGAAGACTATAAGTTTTAAACCGAATGAAAATAAAGGTCCCGTCTGCGTGTTAATCGGTCGTCGCGACACAGGTAAAAGTTTTTTGGTGCGTGACTTATTATTTCACCATCAGGATATACCTGTTGGGTCCGTAATCTCAGGTACTGAAGCAGGTAATCAATTTTATAGTAGTCATGTTCCAAAATTATTCATCCACGAAGAATACAACACGGCTATAATTGAAAATATATTAAAACGCCAGAAAACTGTCATGAAACAAATCCACAAGGAAACAGCAAATTATGGGCGATGCAATATTGATCCACGTGCTTTCGTTATTCTGGATGATTGTTTATATGATGCTGGATGGGCAAAAGACAAACTTATGCGTTTATTATTTATGAATGGACGTCATTGGAAAGTAATGTTAATAATTACTATGCAATATCCCTTAGGAATACCACCCAATTTACGTACAAATATAGACTATGTATTTATCTTAAGAGAACCATACATTACCAATAGAAAACGCATCTATGAAAATTATGCTGGTATGTTTCCAACGTTTGAATCTTTTTGTCAGGTTATGGATCAATGCACTGAGAATTATGAATGTTTAGTTATAAATAATAATGCTAAAACAAATAGTTTAACTGAACAAATATTTTGGTATAAAGGTGAAGGAAGGAAAGACTTTCGGTTGGGGTCGCGCGAATTTTGGGAAATGTCTAAAGATTTAAATTCGGACGATGAAGATGAACAATATGACCCAAATAATTCGCGTAAAAAAAGTGCCGGCCAAAAAATTAGCGTTAAAAAAACAAGATGGTAATTAGGATAATATTAAATATTATAAAATTTATAATATTTAATGGAAAAAATTAATGATTGGTTTAGTGTGGAAAAGAACAATAATAATATTACAATAGTCTTTAATGATAATCCTAATGACAAAGATTATAATCAGTATCTAATCTATTACGCTAATTTATACGCACAAAAAGAGCGTATAACTATTTTATTTGATTGTAGCAATATAAACTATTTTCCAATAAATTATATTTATAAAATAGTAGTTTTAATGATTAAAATGGAAGAGACCCATCGCAACTATCTTGAAAAATTCACCATAAAAGTTACCAATCCAAGAATCAAAACACTTATAAATTTAGTGTTTGACATACGCCCACCTGTAGTTAATTATGAAATAATTAGTTAATTATCAATTCCGAATATATTATTAAACTCTTCAACATTTTTATTAAGAGTATTTATACTTTGTATAGCTTTATAACTTTCATCATTTAATCCCGCGTAATGAATCAAGTCTTTATTATTAAAATCGTCTTTAGCCATTAGATAATCTTTTACATCCTTGATTTTGTCATCAAAGGGGGGTGGGGATTTGCGTGCTTCGTCT